TAATCTTTGAAATACATCTGATCGGATAGCCAAGCAAAAAGGACTAAACCCATCACCAAATCATCATGATTTCCAGATTCTGCTTCGTAGCTGACGCCTTTTCTAGAAAATGTAGATAATTCAGCAATACTATCAAAATCATTGACAATCAATTGATTCTGTTCAATAAGAAGTTTAAGTATTGAACATCCAACCGATTTTACTTGTTTGGTTGTTCTTATTCCTTTATCAACACTATTACCAAAACCAGAAGTAATTCTTTTGCCCAATCTTCCGGCAGACTCCGTAAATAATAAATTATCATATTCAAAATCAAATTGCAAGGAAGATGATACTTGCTCACCTATGTCATTTATTTCAACAAGTGTCGATGCATTATTATACGATTTGACAACCCGATGGATGATATCAGCATAATCGATTGGCGCAACAAGATTATTTCTATAGACACATACTTGAGTATACGGCATGGCCGTTACGTCAATAATATTGAATGCGGAATAGTCCAATCCCTTTCCTCTTGATACGTCAACAATACAGACATATGAGCGATCCGGTTCGGGAATTTTATAAACAGACAATCCCTCTTTTGAAGTTAATGGCGTCTGGTGGACTAATTCTTTTAATTTCCAACCAGCAATAAGCGTACCAGAGCTACCTTGAAATGAAACTTCGTATTCTTGCGAGAATTTTTCAGTGTCGAAATTGAGGGCTGCTAAAGTGTCTTTTTTCCATCTATCATCACGGCCAGGAACCCTATCCCATCTGACCATAATATTTTTATAATTATTTCTGCCCTCTACAGAATTTTGCCAAATTTTATAAAAATGGTTCAAGCCTTTTGGTGTGCTAACCAAAACTACCTTCGTGCTTTGACCAGAAGAAATTGTTGGGTATGTTGATGTGAAAAATTCATCCCAATTTTCTACGAAGGCCGCCTCGTCGATAAAGAGTAAATTCACCGAATAACCACGAATAGAATCTGAAGATGTAGAAGTTGCAAGGATACGACAATTATTTTCTAGATGGAATGACCCTTTGTTCCAATCTATAACGCCCTGTTGAATCCATTTAGGCAGATGTTGATATGCCAATTGAACTTTTGCCAAAATTTCTCTGGCTGTATCTCCTTTATTTGCCAATAAAGCTACAGTCTTGTCCTCGTTAAAAATAATATACCACAGCAGGAATGCACATACAATAGTGCTTTTCCCTGCTTGACGAGAAGTTGCAAAGATACAAAATCTTTCTTCTGCCATAGCCCTTAGCATTTCTTCTTGATAATCGTATGGTTCGAATGGAATAAGACCCCTATCGACGTTTACGATCTTCATATATTTTTTTAGAAAGTATAAACAATCGTTGGAACATCTGGTGAATTCCTCCACCATTTCTTTAGTCCATTCTACCTGAACACCAAAACGTTTTAGGTTCTGATTGCCTCTATATCCCCTAAATTTCGGTATTGAATTCATTTTTTAGTGCTTTCGATTATTTTAGCCAGATCAGCCGTACTTCCAACAAAAAGATTATTTGTCACTGCTGTTTTTGCGTCTTCGTTGTGTGGAACACTAGCTTTATCGATATCTCTAATTTTAACTTGCAATTCCAATAATTCTTTGTTAGCTTTTATCATAGTTTCCATAAGTTTTGATAATGCAACGAATGCATCCGTGTCTTGTGATTGGTCAGCAATTATTGCCAATTTTGCAATCGCATCGTTTCCATTTTCGACGACTTCCCTGAGATTAGCACGCGCAAAATCAAAATCATTTTTTGCTGAATCATCTTTCGCTGATAAAATAATATTAGACACAGCTTTTCCGTAATTATTATTAGACATTGGTCCTATATTCAACGCCTTTCCAATCGGATCATCATCATCATTATTATCGCTCATTTTTACCTCGGTTCTGCTATATTTGTCACAAATCCATAGCTATCAGAAGCCACGATATTTGCCACGGGAATTGATAGGCTGGCATTCGATGTTGGCTGTCCATTTGCAGTCAGACCCGGCTGTACAGTGGTGTATGCCACCGGATTGCTATTTCCCACAGAATCTGTTATATTCTCTGTGGATGCAATGAAGAATTCTGTGTTGGCGTATTTGATAATTTTTGTTGTTTTGACAGGCCCATAGATATATGCTTTCATAGTGAAATCTAAAATCCATGTCAATGCTCTGCGGTCTTTGAAATCCCCATCATAAACATCTTCAAGGACAACGTTATTTAAAATCAACGGAATGTCCATGACCACATTCATTTCTGGAATCAAATGAACCGTAGTAGTCCAATCCGGAGTGAAGAAAGGAAGAATTTGCTCTACGATTTTTGAGCCGTCTTCTGCATTTTTTACTAGAATTGATAGCTTAAATTTGATATTATAGGGAACTGGATTGTATTGATATTTGTTCTTGGCCTTGTCATCAGGATCAATTACAGCAATACGATTTGTCGTCTGAAGTTTGCGATTGCCATCATATTCAAATGATTCCATTTCAAACGACATGATAGGTAGGATGATTGCTGCCTGTCTATCGATATTTGGGTCTTGATTAACACGAGCAAGCATCTTTTCTTTTGGTCCATACGTGATGGGTACTCGCATCAAATCAGTTATGTTGCCGTTGGCATCTGTTCTGGTAATATTGATGTTGCTAAACATCGACCCGAACAAAGTTACATATTTACGGATAGACGAGAAGTAAAATGGACTGTTGCCTAACATTAGATGTTATTCTCCGTTATAATCATGACGAGTTATGACGCCTTTATTTTGATGCGCTACGCTGTGACATCTCTTTCAATCTTCGCTTTGCAGTCTCTCTGACGCAATCATCCTGATGAAATGTTGCTTTTTTTAAATCTTCTTTGGTTGCTAAAGGATGCATTGCTGCGGCATTAACGACCGCATAATGTTCGTCAGAAAATGCGTTGTGTACATGTTCTGCGTTTGCATTTCGGTTACGAATTGCGTTATATCTAACATCAGCATCTTTATCCGACAATGCTTTATGAAGGTGTTCTGATGTTGCATTTGGATTTATTGCTGCTGCTGCACGAACATATGCATCTTTATCATCCGACAATGCTTTATGAAGGTGTTCTGCATTTGCATTTGGATGAGAGGCTGCTGCTGCACGATTATATTCATATTTATCCGACAACGCTTTATGAAGGTGTTCTGATGTTGCATATGGATGACTTATTGCTGCCCGACGAACATTTACATTTGTATCCGACAATGCTTTATGAAGGTGTTCTGATGTTGCATTTGGTTGACTTGCTGCTACCTCACGAACAGTTACATCTTTATCCGACAATGCTTTATGAAGGTGTTCTGCATTTGCATTTGGATTTCTTGCTGCTGCCTCACGAACAGTTACATCTTTATCCGACAATGCTTTATGAAGGTGTTCTGCATTTGCATTTGGATGAGAGGCTGCTGCTGCACGAACATATACATCTTTATCATCCAATGCTTTATGAAGGTGTTCTGATGTTGCATTTGGATGACGTGCTGCTGCCCGACGAACAACTCCTTCTTTATCATCCGACGCTTTATGAAGGTGTTCTGATGTTGCATTTGGATTTCTTGCTGCTGCCTCACGAACATATTTATCTTTATCCGACAATGCTTTATGAAGGTGTTCTGATGTTGCATTTGGATTTCTTGCTGCTGCTGCACGAACATCAGCATCTTCATCATTCAATGCTTTATGAATGTGTTCTGACGTTGCATTTGGATGTAACATTTCCCGCACGCCGCTGTCGTCGTACACTTTGGGGTGTTTTTTATATACAATACTTCCGCCCTGGTGTTCACCAGAAAGCTCTCTAGCAACACGTTTCATATGTTCATGGAAAAGTTTAAGATTGATACCATAATGACTATCAACTGCATAAGCGACATTACCTACGTCATTGATATGTGGTTGTAATGTTGTTCTTGCAATTTCTTTGCCTGTATGATCGTGTAAATAACCAACTACTGTTC